TATACCAGTCAAGGACACGCCCAATAAGCGTTCTTCTTCTGTGTTGTCTTTCCATACTTTCCTCAGATACTTGAAATCGGTCAGGGTTGACTGCAGAGTACCCAAGATGGTTGCGAGACGCACCTTGCGCTTCAAGGACTCCAGCGTATCGTTTTCGCGGACTACCACCTCTGACAGATTGCAGAACTGATAGGGACGCAGGATGATTTCAGAACATGGGTTCGTGCCCCACATGTGCCCCTGCTCACGCCGTCCGTTACGAGCAACCTGTTTATCCGCTGCTGCACGATTGAAAATACCACGCTCACCGGACTTGGAATCGTATAGGGCTAGCCACTCTCGCATAAACGTGCCCATCTCCGGCTTACCCTTATAGGCTACAGAATTGTTGGCAAGGGCACGTTGACCCTCGTGTTCCCACCACTGACCAGACTTGGCGTGTGCCATCTGATCGTCATTCAGATTAGACAGGGAGATCAGGGCAGAGCGACGTACGCCACCAACTACGACGATCTCACCAATCTTACACATCAAGTCGTGGCATTCAATAGGAAATAGCTTACGCCCCTGCGCCTTACGAAACAGTGCGACTGTAAAATGAAACAGGTCATCTAGTGGGCCGGGGCCAGATGCACGACCACCCATTGTCTTGAGCCGTTCGCCTGACGCACGTACGGCAGACAAGTCCCACTCCGGAATCTGTCCGGCGTAGAGTAGCGCAATCAATTCCCGCAGGGACTTTGCCCACCCCGGCTTCGAATCACCCACGCGGATCACAGTGTCCGTCTCGTGCATAGCGTCACTGATAATCGGAAGATTCTCTACATTCTCACGCTCAACAGAGAAACCTACGCCCGTGCCGCACATCAGGATGTACATGCACTCATCGAAAGAGCGGGGGCTATCCACGGGGATATAGCTGCAATTATACCCGCAGATGTTGTCACGTTCGAGAGCGGCACCGGCAGTCATCATACCACGCATGGAAGGCATAATTTCTTGTCCGACAATAGCTTCCTCAATGTCAAAAATATCGTTATCGGAGATGTCGAAATCATGCTTGCTTTTAACGTGATTACGCATGAAGCTTGTGTAACGGTTTACGGTTTCATCCCAGTTCTCTCTGCGCTGTTCGCTGTCGAGCCAACGGGCGTAGCGGGACTTGTGAATGAATTGTTGGTAGGGTGTGGGCAGCATGTTATTCACGATTCTTCTCCTCAATAAGTTTATTTAAGTAGAATTGGGCCTTTTTAAGGTCTTCGAGTCCGTTTTTGTATCTGTACCGCCAGAGGTACTTGAGGATGTTGCCTTGCAGGTAGTGTTCGAAGCCGTCGCCTGTCGCCGCTGCGATTGCGTCAAGGCATTCGATACCTGCCTGATTATAGTGTGGCGGGTGATTGACGTTATCGGCATTCTTGCTCTTCTCCCCCAAGTAGTCTTCGCTACGTATACGCATGTATTCCTCGTGTCTCATCTGTTGTCACCATCACCCTGTATCTTACCCTGTGCCATGCGCGACTTCAACTTATAGATGTTCATCTCCGCAATCTGCTGCAGGGTAAAGCCCAGATCATCTGCGAGGGCCGCACAGTACCACAGAACATCTCCTATCTCTTTAGCTATCTCTCCCTTGAACTGGGCGTCGTCGCGTCCGTCGCGGTAGATTTTCTTCACCTTGTCGGCAACCTCGCCAGCTTCACCTGCAAGGCCTAGAGCAGGATACACGATCTTCATACGTTCTGGATAGATGGCAAACTCACGGGCTTGCATCTGGTAATTGTTTATATTCCAGTTCTCTTTGATCATTGCGTCTTACCAAAATCTATCTTGACTATGTTTGTTCCGTCTTCATGCTTGACAGCGGGGACACCCACATCTTCTTCCATCTTTTCTTTGACATTCAAGAATGCCAGACGTGCCAAGCCTGCTTCCATGACTCTATCGAAGTCAGACTCCAAGAGTTCCATGATACCATTCGTTACGACTGTACCAGCCTCGTAGAATTCTTCATCCTCTTCCGTTGTGGTATCGTACGCAGATATAGAGAAGCTTTCCTCGTCAATCTTACGCAGTATGATGTACCACCTGTTCGGCATCAGAGTTGCTTTTTCAAACTCTCCCTCATCAATCGTTGTCATCTTTTAACCACTCCTCTGGGATCGAACCCTCTGCCCACTTAAATCCATTCTTTTCAGCCCACGCACCATACGTGGTCTTACTACCTTTGTAAATCTTATTACGTGCATTCAGGAATACAATTCGGATATCCAGATCAGGATGCTGCTCCTTGATCAACTGCATCTTTATCCTGTCACCCTTGTCGAAATATCCTTTTGCCTCGACAATTATATCGTGCTTTGTAAGATGAAAGTCCGGCGTGTACGTACGCGGCTTGGGCACATACGTAAGCTTCATCTTCTCATATTCGTACGGAATTTTTTTACCGCTAAGTTTTTTAGCTATATCTAATTCGAAGTTGGATCGAAAGCCTGCCTTACGATTGCCGCGCTTCATAGTTGCATTCCTATCGATCCCATTCTTTGTATCACGTAGCCTGCCACTCTTGGGGAAAGTTTTTCTATTATAGAGAGTTCGTTTGTCAAACGGCTCAGTGGGACGCATACAGTAACTCCTGAGTGTGATGCTCTTCCTATCTTCTGCATTTCAGATTCTAGGGTAGTGATGTCACGCTTTTCGGTATTGGATGTAAGTGTTCCCAGTTCGCTGTAATTGTCGCGCAGCGTGAGTGGCAAGCTTCGCTCGTTCAAACGCAAACGAACAAGCTTACGCTCACCGCCACTACCACCGTGAGACTCTACGTAGACATGGTGGAGGTCTTTATTCATCTCCATCAGTTCCACTTCGTAGTCTCTTACGAAGAGATACGGCATGTTACAGTTCCTTTGTTTTTAGCCTTGTGTACCAAACCTGTGGTGGCGACTTAGCCTGTGATGTCACACGAGGATGCAGTTCTGCTTTCGGCCAGCAGTGATGCCGAAAACCACAGAGGTTACACTCCTTCGACAAGACCTTGTTGCCGGTACGCAAAGTTTCACCCTTACGCCGATATGTTTCAAACTCATCAGGATACGGCTTGAATTCCTTGACATCTGGATTCGTCAAGAATTTGACACGTTCTACAGCGTCCGCCAAGTATCTGGCACGGTCTTCGTCCTGCCACTCAGGGACTTCAACCATAGCCACCTCGCCACTCGACTTGTTGACTACGATCCAGCCACCAAACGGCATACCTGTAGCTGCAGAATACAAATAGCCCTGCATGACGTACCCAAAAGGATCGTCTTCCTTGAGGCCGTCGTATCCACCGAACCCAGTGAACTTGTTCTTGAACGCCCAGTCGCTTGCCGACTTGATATCCCAGACCTTCTCTGTGCCTGTTTCGTCCCGTATGATTACGTCGAGTGTGCCTCTGATTGTATGATCACCCAGCTTCAGTTCGACCTGTCGCTGGGCATCCACTATGTCCACACCCGCCTCCCGCATGACAAGCATGAGGATAGCCTCTGTGAGGTCACCGAAGATAAACCGAAACAGTGTATTGTACTGCATCGATTCCTTGATGCCCTTCTTCTCTAGGACTTGCTGGCAGAGGGGACGACCCAAGCCGGACATGCGTATGCGGTATTCGCCACGCTTTTCGGTGAGTTGTCTTTCTACGGAGTGTTGTGTTTCTTTAACAAATTCAGAAATGCCTGCGGGGGAAACGCTAGTCTCCCCCCGCAGAGCCTTAGACATATAGTCTTGAATGTTAAGCAGCGTCAGCATCTTTGAAATCCGCAGCCAGATCGATATCGCTATCGTCTGACATCAGCTTAGATGCTTCCCTGTGCCCATTCATTACATTTTCGTTGTGACCCTTGACGGTTTCCGCGAAAGTCCCCATCAGTTCCTTATCGTCGTCCGTGATAGCTACAGTGCTATCGAACGTAGGCATTGGCGTCCAGTAGGTCACGCTGCCCTTCTTCTGACGGTTCGTACGCAGCAAGATGCTGGTCTGCACCATCAGTTTTTCTTGCTTCTTCAGACTCTGAATGAAGTCTGCGATAGGCTTGAACCCTGACCGCTTGAAGTAAGCAATCACCGGCTCGTCGATTACCTCGACAGGCGTACCATCCGCAGAGTGGAACGATCCACTGATGCGTCCATAGATAACCTGATTACACACGACGGCACGAGAAGTCAGATAACGCACATCATCCTTGTCGAGTGCATCCTCTTCCTCACGAGTGAGGCGACCACACTTGTTGGTCCCTTGAGTATCGGGGAAGCCGCCACTAAACGAGGTCTTCTGCACTGACTTGCATGAGAAGCCACCCTTGCCCTCATTTGCCTCAGAGTCCCACATCGAATACTCGTAGGTACGCAGCAACGCTCGAAGCTTCACTTCTTTCGCGAAGATAAACTGACCGTTAAAAAACATCTTCCAGTCGCCCCGTGTGAGGTTCTGACCGTCGTCCGTCTCCTGATCGTAGTTGATGTTCAGACGAGGAAGCCCGACCTTCTCAGTGGTGCCGCCACCCTGTCCAGTGAGTTTCATTATCTCCTCGACGTTATCGCTCGACATAGCCGCTACGATATTATCAAGGTCATTGTCCATTTCCATTAGTTCTGTCCCTAACATGATCCTTCGATCTCCTTTACGTTATGGGGTTGGTAGATAGATACTACTACTCTACGACGTGTAAGTCAAGCCAGTTATCGCCCATTTTTATCTCTATTTCGACAGGCATGTCATACTCTACTCTATATCGTCGCAATGTTTCTTCAGGCAGTGCCAGCATAGCCTCACGCATCAGCTTGACACAAATGATCTTTTCATCCGGGTGGCAGTCGATTACGATAGAGTCGTGGACTGTGTTGCATATCACAGACTGCAATCTGTTTTTTATGAATAGGCTGTCGAGGCGAACGAGAGCAGCAGGCAAGAGGTCTGCAGTTGCAAATCCCTGCACCGGATAGTTGCATATGTTTGTCCGGTGTGTTGCCGTACCGTACTTTGTCCACCGCGCATCCGGAAAAGCATATTGCCTGCCGGACGGAAGGGTGATTACTCGCCGCTCAACGGCCTCTCGCTGCAGGTCTTCATGCCAGAGAGCTACTCCCCCATACTTTTCCTTGAAGGCTCTGTAGTAGCGTTGTTGGGCCTCTGTGCCCGTGGTTCCGCCGTAGAGTGGCTTGAACGTGTGAGCCTTCGCTTCCTGTCGTGAACACCCTATCACACCCGCAGTATAGCTGTGGACATCTGTGCCGTCTCTTACATCCACGTACGCCTGCTCATCTTGGGCTAGAAATCCTGCGACTCTGAATTCGAGTTGCGAGTAGTCGCCCTCAATGATCTTGCCGTTCTCAAAGCGGCTCTCGACAACCTTGCGTATTTCGAAGGTATTACCTCGTGGCATATTCTGAAAGTTCGGGTTACGAGACGAAAGGCGACCCGTCGCCGTAACACACTGCATAAATTCCGGATGTATGATTCCGTAGTCATCGACATTGTTTTTCATTCCTTCTACAAAGGTGCCCAAGTACATACGCAGTGCATTGTATCGCACATACGCAGATGCAAACTCACGGGCCGGACCCGACAGTTCCAGTTCGCGTTCAGCCAGTGTGTCCTTGTCAGTCTTGAACCCTGCAGCCGCTACGTCACGCACGTTACGCGGTACCATCTTGAAACCTGCAACTTCGTTTGTAGGACGATAGAGGACACCCTTGCCGCCACATGTCTTGCAGATACGCAGAGCCTTGCTTGGTGTACCATCTTTACGCACAGGGCGGACTTTTCCGAATCCGACGCAGGTACGGCACTGCTCACCGATTGTTCTGTATACGACATCAGTGTTGTTGCGTACAGCTAGGCGAAAGTCCTTGCCCGACATACGAGTGCGTTGCTTGGGCTTCATTGTGGCACCTCGCTGTTCCATACCCAAGTTGAACATCTGTGACCACATCTTCTTGTCTTTTACCTTGCGGGAATAGAGAAGCATAGACCTGTCGTCAGGGCTGGTCAGACTGATAGGTGTGTCACCCATAGCCTCACGCGCCATGTCGTTGAGGCGCAGTTCGAGTGTGTCGAGTTCATCCTGATACTGTCTCTCTATCTGTTCGAGTGTGTCTAGGTTAATCCGTAAGCCATTGCGTTCGATACGGGATAGCGTGTCAGCCATCTCAAAGGACAGGCGCAGGGTGGGCAGTAAATTGTTTGTCATTGTATAGTTCCTTGAATGTAGTGCCAAAGGCATCCAGTTGTTTCAGAGCCACCTGCTCTGTGCTTATGACATCAGCAATGCCATACTCTCTCACAATCTCCCACGGTATTTCATAAAACGTCTTACCCTCGTCCAGATACGGTTTAACAAGGTCTTTCTCCTTTTGCACCGTGTCATACTTTTTTGCAAGAGCAG